GCCTGCGACACCTTGCGCACCAGTAGGGCCAACGATACCTTGTTCACCAGTAGGGCCCGTAGGACCTACTGCGCCTGTGGAACCTGTGGGGCCTGTAGGACCAACAATACCTTGTTCACCAGTAGGGCCAGTTGGACCAAGCGCACCAGTAGGACCAGTAGGACCAGTAGGACCAGTAGGACCGGCAATGCCCTGCGCGCCAGTGGGGCCGGTTGGGCCAAGCGCACCAGTAGGACCAGTTGGGCCTTGGGGGCCCAACGGTCCGGTCTGAACTACCTCAACAATGTTCGACTCAGTCGATACGATTACTTGTACTTGACTCATCACACCACCTCTCGCGTGACTTCTTTGCTTACGGTGACTTGTCCTTCGAGAAGTCGGGTGACAAATCCATTCGAAGCTTGTAACTCAAGATCATAAACACCAGCAAATTGTTCGAGCGCAGCGGTGTCTGTGGCTGTAATGTTCAATGTGACGGTGCCATTCGCCCCACCTAAAGTAATACGACCATTCTCAGTTGTAAGCGCAATTATCACCGTCGAAGCCGAAATAGTTTTTCTTACCTGCATACGAGCGGTATATCCGGTCAAGTTCACAGCTACGCCGCTGCTGTCTTTCCAAACAATAGGCTGGTTATACGTAGCCCCTTGCTCGATGTATAAATCAAGGTATCCGGCTGACATAGCCCACTCCTTAGAAACTTCTCATGCGCACTTGTAAGTGCACGTTTCTCAAGTCACGAATACGAGCATTCGTAACAGCTTGTTCGTAGATGTTCTTGTTCATGGCGGCGAACTCTGGGTCGGTCCAATCTTTGTCTTTCATCTTGCAGAGGCGGTACAGCACGCCGCAGACAATTGGGTCGATCCAAGTTTGGTACACCCAGTCCGGCATACCTCTAGCGGTGCGAGAAGGCTTTACTGCCACTTCGCCGGTGATCGCCCATACCTGATCTGGTATTAAGAAGAGCCGTAGCGCAGTATCGTTTACAACCCAGAAGTGAGTGGGTTGCCCCTTCTTATTCAAAAACTCATGGTTCACCAGACGAGAGTCCGTGTGGGTCATATTCTTGTTGTCCACTTTCAGCCATAGAACAGACTCGATCACGGTATCGATTGCGTCACTGGATACGTCGTACTCAGCTTGATCGATGACGGTGTTCTGCCCATCCATAGACACGCGCCACAAGTGCGTGCGCGCGAAGAAGTCAGACGCAACTATGGGGAAGTATTTCTTGATAACAGCTTCCGGACACGTAGGGATATCCGGAGTAATAAGGTCTAGGGCCTTGTCCCATTGAACGGTTGCCATTATGCGGTCCCCGGTGACACAGCCTCATCGCTCTGAACCTTGAAGTTCAGTGATGTGACCATTGCTTGGTAATGCGCGGTCGCGCGAGCTGCGTTGTTCGCCTGATCCGAATCCTTACTGAACGCCCGATAGAGCATGTAGTCAAGCAACGGATTAGCGTAAATAACGTCTAGTCTGATAACTTCTAAAGTCGCCGGGTTCATCAGTTGGACTTCAGTTAAAGTGTGTGGTGCCGGCACGGTGGCGTAGATAATTTCCAACTGAGCCGTGGAAGTAGCAGGTGGATACACCAGAAACTCTTTGGGCACCCGCTTGTCGTACATATACTTCTCAATGCTGATCGACTGAGAATCGTTGTACCAGCCGGGGCGCACAGTGTCCATACTCTTGCGAGATACAAGCTGCACAGGGCGCTTGTTCGACAAAGCAGCTTTGTTGGAAATTATCTCAAGAACTCGATACGCCTCTGGATAAGTGGCCGAAATGTCTTGGCGGTACCCAGCAGCGCAAGTGAATGTGGCTGTCTGCGCGTTTGAGTCAGGATGGAGAGCGACAATTTCCTTATATCCATCGTTTAGCCAATCCTGAAGCTCAAGCGCAGTCCAGCGTACTGCAGATGCGTCCAGCAGAATCGTGTGCGCTCGTTTTATGAGATCAACAACTTTTACTGTGGACATGGTTTTCTCATTAGGTCAGACCCTGCTCGAAAGCAGACTCAGCGGTGGGAAACGGGACTTCTTCTGCTGCCTGTTCTGCGGCCACTGCAGCTTCTATTTCGGCCAACACAGGATCAACAACTTGCTGCTCAGATTCTACAACGGCGGCTTTGGCGGGTCTACCACGTTTGGCCTTTGTTTCGCCGCCTTGTTCTGCGGCCATCTGGCGACCTTCTTCAGTAAAAACCATATTGTCGCCGTTCAGAAAGCCCAGCACGATATAGTCGTTACCTTGGCGGATACGCGCTTTGCCGCGCACAATCTCACCACCAAGCTTTTCAACAAGTTCGTAAACGTCCATGTAGTCTCCTAAATTAGAACTCGGGGCCGAAGCCCCGAGTCAGTGGGTTAGGCGGGAGTTGCCACCGCGCCAAGCAGAGCTACCCAAGTCAGACCATCGGTACCGATCTGGATGCACTCTACAACTTGCTGCTGACCAACGGTCAGGGCAGCATTCGCAGCAGCACCATTGATGGTGCCGCCGACAGGGGGGTACACCTTGATATCCTGAGCGGAATCAAGATTTGCGATCACCACGCGCGACTGAGCCGACATGTTGGAAGGCAGAATGACGCCATCGCCATCAGCAGCAACAGTGGTAACGGTAGCAACAGCGCCAGTGACGGCAGCTGCACCAGCTTGGGTTTGAGTAGCACCAGCGGTGATGCCGGTCTGAACGCCGCCAACAATGACGGGGAATTGTGAACCTGCCATGATTTTCTCCTAAAAAGATTTAAAACAAGGGGCCGAAGCCCCTTGAATTACGATGCCGAGCCGACTTGAGCAACGACCAGTGCTTCTGGCTTAACGACCTTGCGGCCATACACAGCCAGACCACGGACGATATCGCCGAAGTCAGTCTGGTTACGCAGAGGCTCAGTCTTGTTCACAGTCATTGCGAACGCAACTGCGTCTTTGGTACCAGCGATCATCGTACGGCGTGCCTTAGCGTTGGCCAGTGCTGCGCCAGACGAAGTAGCCGACAGACCAGACACCAGCTCTTTACCAGCAGCGCCACGCGGCAGCAGGTTCGACACGTAGACCGTAAAGCGGTCCAACATACCGATCTTGCCCGAACGGATGGTCGATTGCGGGTCGCCAGTGAAGTACGCCTGAGCGATGTTCGACTGCATCAGCAGATGACGGTCGTAAGGAGAAATGACGAGCCAGCGGCCAGTCTCGGGGACGTTCTGCTCATCCAGAACCGACGACATACGCAGGATGGCGTTCAACACGTTCGCAGCGCTCGACTGATCGATCGGAGTAGTATCAGTACCCAGATTGTAAGCAGCGGAGATTGCGCCGGCGGAAGCACCTTCGTTAGCAGCAGCAGGGCCTTCGGTCACAAACGAGTTGAAGAACACTTCGTTCTCGATCTGAATCTTCAGCTGTTTGGCTGCGTCATCAGTGAACATGTTCATCAGGTCGATGTCGGACTGATAGCCCAGAACGTCGCTCACCTGCACGCCGAAGTACTTACCCTTGTTGACCTGCAGGTCGGTGTAGATCGGGGTCGGGACTTCATAGGACAGGTTGTTGCCAACTTCATAGTCGGAGATGCTGATCGTCGGAGCCAGACGAATACGCACGGTATCGCCTTGGTTCTTCAGTTCGCCTTCCCACGTGGTGTTGGCAATTTCTGCCAGCATCGTGTTCTGGTAGAACTTGGCATTGAGTTTGCCAGACCAGAGGGTTGGGATAAAACCGCCGGAGTACGACGGATTGGTGTTAAACGGCGCATTTGCCGGGAATACAGCAGCCATGGTGGCCTCCTAAAGTTAAGAACAAAGTTGGTTTAACCTCAGCTGCTGTATGCAGATTTAAGCGGTGACCCGCCCTTCCATATACGCAGCATCGATTTCGGCTTCAAGTTTTTTAGCCTCGTCGTATTTGTGCGCAATGTTCAAGTCCTTGATCTTCAGGAACATCTTCTCTACATCGCGTGTAGAGTAAGTTTTGCCCTTCTGGCTCACAGGCGTCTGTGACGTAGCGCTACGAGTCGGCTGGACTTGTCGTTCAAGCTCGGCTTGCTTTGGGTCTGCTACAGGGGCAGCGTTCGCGTCTTTAAACATCTTGACGTAGTACGCAACTCCATCAGCGTCACCAGCGTTGTACGCGCCTTGTGCTGCAGCCCTGCGAGGTGCACGTAGCATGGGATCAAACTCATCCAGCCACGCGATCCACTTGGGATCAGCATTAAGAGAGTGCCAGTCCGGAACTGCTTGGAACAGGCGCTGCTCAAAGGTCACTTCGCCAACCTGAGTTCCAGTTTGTTGAATTTGTGTCTTCAACTCTTTGTTCTCAGCCTTCAGAGCGTCCAACTCTGCTCTGAATTCCATGGCGACTTCGCGTGCAACTTTGCGTTGGACTTCAATTAAGTCCTTGCCGAATGCTTCAACTTCATCATCCGTTACGAGAGTCTTCTGCGGCGTCGTAGTAGACTGTGTTGGTGCCGGGTCAGGCTTTGCCTCTAGTTGCTGCTTCAACTGAGCAACAAAATTCTGCAACTCCTTGACTTGCGCATGTAGCCTCGGCACCTCAGCATCGTACATACCCTGTAGGGTCTTGTATTTGTGCTGCCACGTCTCTTCCGATACATCCGGCGTCTTACTCTCAGAAGGCTTTGGTTCAGGCGGGTCCTGCGGATTCGGGTCTTGCGGCTCTGCTGGCGGTTCTGGGTCCGGTGCCGGGTCTGTGGGTGGCTCTGGATCGCCCGTCAGCTGCTTCTCAAGTGCTTCGATTTCCTTCAGTTGTAGTTCAACCTGCTTTGGCAAAGCCATAAAATCCTCCTAAGCTCCAAACTCTGTTTTCAGGCTCCTACCACGGTGTGCCGTTCAACATAATGGTTTGCTTGTTTAAAAAATATCGTAGTTATTATACTTACTACGATTCTCAGTTTGCGGAATAACACGAAGATTATTCCATACATGCAATCCGCTAACTAGTTTGCCTTGGAGTGGGATTATATGGTCTATCTCCCATATACCTCCCAACATCATTTTGCGTTTATCGCGCAAACTTATCGCTTGCTCGAACACAAAATCGGTAAGCTCCCTATCCCAAAGAGGTGTGCGCTGATTTTTAGCGAACTCTCTTTTTCTCGCGGAAATTTTCCATGCTTTAGAATTTCTAGCATAAGAAATTTCTCTATACTGTTTCACTTTCTCAGGATTTCGTGCCTTCCAAGAAGTGACACTACGTATATACGAAGGATAGCGTTTACCGGGGTTTGCTGAGTTGTACTTCTTACGGGATATACGAGCGCGGCAAATCTTGCATACATCCGGATTAGCCACAGTCTTTTTGACGAACTGGTCGTTTGACCTATGTTCTCCGCAATTAGCACAATTTCTCATCTAAACCGCTCCAAGACTGAAGGGGCCTGTTCGACCGCCTCCAAAAAATCTTGTAGAACCTTCGCTCGACCTTGCAATTGGCGAATGCGATCGCCCTCAGCCTCGATCAGCGAAGATTTTGTTTCTTCCAATAATTGTTTAAAGAGCAATAGAAGTCCCTCGTTCTCGGTTTGGCGGCATCTTGCTAGTGCCGCGATCGCCTTACGGTCGGAACCTCCACCTAAGAAAAGATTCATAAATGGCTATTTATCACTCTGT